GCCCCAAAATCAATAGGCTGGTAAATGGACATCCTCGACTACATCCTTGAAATCACCATTGCCGAAATCGGCGAAGCGCATTTCACGCCGGAAAAACGCAAAAAGATCATCCACACCGTGCGCCTCAACAAAGGCAAAGACAAGCATTACCTGCATTCAATCGATGCTGAGCGCTATTCCGAGCGTGTCGAGGCCATCTTTTCAGCCCTGCGCAAAGGCGCCACGCCGCGGGAGATTGCCGAGCGCGTCGGCCTCACGCACCAGCGCGTGAACCAAATCATCGCCACCGTCAAAATGCCTGAAAGCCGGTTGCCTTAGCCGTTTTCACAAGAGACGGTAAAACGTCATCATGACCGCCCCATCCAATACCGAGCCGACCAGCATTCGAGCGGGTGATTCCGCATTGTGGACGATCAGCGACCCCAGCTATCCCGCTGGCGCTGGTTGGGGGCTGACCTATACATTCATCAACGCCGCCGGCAAATTCAGCATCACCAGCGCCGCCAGTGGCGATTCCCACGCCGTGCATGTCCTGCCCGCCGTCACCGCGCTCTATGCCGCAGGTGATTACGCCTGGCAATGCGTCGCCAGTGACGGCACCGACGCCACCACCATTCGCACCGGCAGCATCACCGTCGTCGCCAGCTTTGCCGCATCCACCGCGCTCGACGCCCGCAGCTTTGCGCAAAAAACGCTCGCCGCGCTTGAGGCATGGATAGAAAACCACGATCAAGGCGTTGCCGAATACGAAATCGCTGGGCGTCGCATGAAATATATCCCGATCACCGACCTGCTCAAGCTGCGCGACCAATTCAAAAATGAAGTGCGTCGCCAGTCCGGTCAATCCGGGCGCGTTTATCTGAGGTACTAAATGGCCGTTCAACCCGTTGCGCAATTCAAGGGCAGCACCATTCTTACCGAGTTCGCCGCCCGACAAAAGCACGAGCGCGAAGCAAAAGCGCGTCGTGAATTGGCCAATATCCAGCAAAAATCCTTCGCCGCCGCCCAGCTTAACCGCCTGACCAGCTCATGGCGTGTGACTGCCGAGCGCATTGACGACGAACTGCGCAGCGACCTCGACGCCCTGCGCCACCGCGCCCGCAGTCTTGAGAATAACAACGACTACGCCCGCAACTATCTGGATATTGTCGAAACCAACATCATCGGCGACCGCGCCCCGCGCCTCGTTTCGCTCGCCGACAACGCACCCGGCAACCCCGACACCGGCGCCCGCGATGCAATCGTCGCCGCCTGGGATGCCTGGGGAACCCGTGGCGTGTGCGAAGTATCCGGCCAATACTCATTTACCGGCTTTTGTCAGGCGCTCGCCCGCGGCACCGCCCGCGATGGCGAATGCCTTGTCGCATTACATCCCGGTGCCGATAACGAATTTGGCTTTGCCCTGCAACTCTTGGACATTGACCGCCTCGCCACCTGGTACAACGTCGCCGGCAGCAATGACAGCAACGCCATCGTCGCCGGGGTAGAAATCAACGCTTACGGCAAGCCGCTGGCCTACTACTTCACCGAAGGCGAAGTGAACGGTTCGCGCAAAGTCAGCAAAGTCGAAGCCCGCACCATGCTGCACCGCTTTGTCATGCAACGTCCCGAGCAAAAGCGCGGCATTCCCTGGATGCACGCCAGCATGTTATCGATGCACTATGCCGGCGAATTCGCGCTATCTGCTTTGATGGCCGCCAAGCACGGCGCCGACCACTTAGGGTTTTTCGTCACGCCGGATGGCGAAGCGCCCAACCTCGGCATGGATGCCAGCGACGAACCCGGCGCCAAGATCATGACCACCTCGCCCGGTATCTACGACACCCTTCCGGCGGGTGTGGATGTGCGCACCATAGACAGCAAATACCCGAACGAGGTTTTCGGCCCGTTCATCAAATCCGCGCACCAGCGCATGGCATCCGGCCTGCCCGGCGCCAGCTATCCCGAACTCTGCAACGATTACGAAGCCGTTAATTTTTCCAGCATCCGCGCCGCCATTCTCAGCACCCGCGACGAATGGAAAAAGCGCCACAAGTGGTTCGCTGAATCCTGGCTTGAGCCGATCTTTGCCGAATGGCTGCGCCTGGCGCTGGCCAAAGGCGCCATCAAGCTGGCCAACGGCTCGCCGCTGCCGGTCACCAAGGCCGCCAAATTCGCCGCCCACGCCTGGCAGTTCCGTGGCTGGTCTTGGGTTGATCCGCTCAAAGACATCCAGACCGCCAAAGAAGCCATTGACCTGAAGGTATCCAGCCGCACCCGCATCGCCAGCGAAATGGGCCGCGACATCGAGGAAATCTTCGACGAACTGCAACAGGAAGAAGCCCTCGCCAGCAAATACGGCCTCAAGCTCGCCCCGCAACCCGAGCCGCTGCCGGCGCCGGTTATGGAACCCGCCGACCTGGAAGAAAAGAAAAAACACCGCATGAATGATGATCTGATGGTTCAAGCCATCCGCGCCATGGCCGACCGACCCGACCCGAAAGTGGAGCTCGGAAAAATGTTTGAGGGCGCCGTGCTGAATATCACGCGCACCGAAAACATCCAGCCGCCAGTTATCGAAAACAACATCACCGTCAGCCCGACCCCGATCAACAACGTGATTGAGGTTAATCCGACGCCGGTCAATGTCGAAGCGCAGTTTGAAGCCACCATTCAACCGGCAGAAGTCACGCTCAACATGCCAGCGCGCCGCACCGATAGCACCGTCCTGCGCAACGACAAGGGCGAAATTACCTCAACCATCACCGTTGAGAGAGACGCGTAATGGCTGACAACATCCTTACCAAAGACCGCACCGACGCCAATATTTCGCTGGCCGCCAAGGATAACGGCGGGGTTTTATTCCCGCGCAATGTCCTGACCGACCCGGCAGGCAACGACCTCACCCCGCTTACCGATGCCGCCTTGCGTGCATCTGCGGTGCCGGTATCCGGCGCGTTTTACCCAGCCACCCAGCCGGTCAGCGCCGCCGCCTTGCCGCTGCCGGCGGGCGCAGCAACCGAGACAACGATTGCCGCGTTGCAGACGCTCTTAACGTCGCTCGTCGGTACGATCTACGCCCACAACGCGCCGTTTTCGGATGGCGCAGCCGGTCAGCTAATCCTCGGCAAGCGCCGCGACTCAGATTCGACAACCGTGGCCGATGGTGATTACAACACCTTTAACATGGACGAGGAGGGCCGGCTTAAAGTCGCCAGCAAGCCCGCCAGCTACGCCGCAACAACCGGCAACATCACAGCCAACGGCCAAACCATTTTTATCAATACTGAGCGTTTCAGTAACTTGATGATTCACTGTACCGGCACATTCAGCACGGTCAACGTCACGTTTGAAGGTTCGCTCAACAGCACCAACGGCACTGACGGCGCATGGTTCGGGGTTCAGGCCATTCGCTCAAATGCCAACACGATTGAAACGGCAACCGGCAACTTATCAGCCGCGCCCGCCTATGCGTGGGAATTGTCGGTCAATGCGCTCAAGTATTTTCGCGTTAGAGCAACCGCATGGACTTCCGGCACACAGGCGTGGACGATGATCCCCGGCACCTACGCCACCGAGCCAATCCCCGGCGCCCAGATCAGCGGCACGCAACCCGTCTCGGGTACGGTCACTGCCACGGTCGCCGCCGGCACAATTAACCCGGTAGTACCTGCCACGCCCTATTTTCTAAACTCAGCGGCAACAACCAACGGCGCCCTGGTGCTAACCGGCACCAGCAATGTCTCGTCCTTCTACGCCACAAACGAAGGCGCCTCGGTTGCTTACGTCAAGCTATACAACAAAGCCACCGCGCCGACGGTTGGCACCGATATTCCTGAAATGATTATCCCGGTGCCGGCTGCCGTGAGTGGCGTGCCTGGCGTGGCCAATCCGAATATTGGTTTTCACGGCTTCCGCTTTGCGCTTGGTCTTGGCATAGCCATCACTCGTAATGCAATTCACACCGACACAAACGCCATCGGTGCGGGTGAAGTCAAAGTCAAGCTGAGCAGGACTGTCTAATGCTCGCGCACTGGTTCGGCCTCTTATTCACCAGCGAAGCACCGCAGCCGCAAGCAAGCAGCGTTGGTGGTGTAAAAGATCGCCCAAAAAAGCGGCCAAGACAGTCAGCCTACTTCACGCAGCACCCGGCTGAACCAGTCGCGCCCATGGTGCGCCGCGATGACGACGAAATTATTTTACTGATGACGCTGGGCGCCCTATGACAGATCACGAAGTTATCCAAAACCTGCACCGCCGCATGGACACGCAAGACAAAATCCTGCTCGAAATCCGCGACACGATAACCGCTCACCTCGCAACAGATGCCACGATAAAACCGGCTCTTGAAGAATTGGTCACCTTGTGGAAAGGCTCAAAGCTGATTATTCCCATGATGGTGACTGCGGCAGTGTCTCTATGGGCGTTTTGGGAATGGGCAAAGGCGCACCTCAAATGACCTTTCACGGCGCGCTAGACATCCTGACAGTCGTTGCTTCATTCGGCCTAATCATCTGGCTATTTATTAAATTTCACGACGATTTGAAATGAAACTGCTGATCGAAAACGGTGTGCTTTATGTCGATAACAAACGATTCTGCTACGCGAAAGTGAATGATGACCGAAGCGAAAATGTACGACCTAGCCAGCGAAAAGTCAGCACGCAATACAGCCATGCTCACGGAAAAATATTGCCACTCATCGCTGACTATGGCTGGGTTGGCGATGATGAGCAGTGCGCTATCCGCATCGGCTCAGTATTGGGCCATGGTGGGCCGCTTAAATGCGCAATGTCTCTCGGCGGCCTTATCGCAAGAATCGAAGCCGCCGAAGATTTCGGCGCCACGGTACTGATTGAGATTAAGTAATGGCCTCCCGCTCGCTAGACGATCTCACGCCGACCATGAAAGACAAAGCCGAACACTGGCGCGGCAAGTGCGCGCTCGAAGGCATCGACGTGCTGATTTATTGCACCCTGCGCAGCAATGAAGAACAAGACGCACTTTACGCCATCGGTCGCACCAAGCCGGGTTCTATCGTCACCAACGCCAAAGCAGGGCAGTCAAGCCACAACCCCGGCAAGGATGGCAAGAGCCGCGCCCTTGACGCCGTGCCGCTACTGCACGGCAAACCGCAATGGAACGACGCCAAAACCTATCTGCGCATGGGCGAAATTGCTGAATCAGTCGGCATGAAGTGGGCAGGCCGCTGGACTGGTCGCCTGCGTGAAGTGGCGCACTTTTCGGAGGACGGCAAATGATGCCCGAATGGATCATCTGGTTTTTCTACGCGTTGGCGCTCGCCGCATTCGGCGGCATCTGCATCACCATTTATGAATTCCTAATGACCTGGGCGGGGTGCTTATGAACTGGCTATCAACCTTGGGCAAACTTGCCCCGACCGTCGCCAGCGCGTTGGGCGGCCCACTTGCCGGCGTTGCTGTCACCGCCCTCGGCGAGCTGTTCGGCATCAATGAACCAACCCAAGACAAAATCAAGGTCGCCATTGAAAACGGCTCAATGACCGGCGAACAAATCAGCGCCATTCGTCAGCTTGAAATGAAGCTCAAAAACGACGAGGCCGAGCGCGGTTTCAAGTATGCAGAGCTTGAGTTTAAAGACAGAGACAGCGCCCGAAAGGCGAACGTCGAAGGTGGAACCGCTAACAAACTTTTCTGGATGTCGCTTGTGCTGCTCGTCATCACGCTCGGCTCTGAATTGGTTGTCCTGTTCAACGGCTACCCGAAAGCGTTACCAGAAATCATTGTGGGGCGAATCCTCGGCTTGATGGATTCTGTTGCCTTGATGGTCTTGGCTTACTGGTACGGCACCACAAACGGCTCTGCCCGCAAGACAGACATGCTCAATCAATCGAAATAAAGGAAACTCAAATGAAAATGTCCACCGCACTCCGCAACACCCGCGCCACGGCCATCGGCACTGAAGCCGGTTCAGGCGCAAAGTACAAGTTTTACAACGGCACCGAGTCGCTTTCCCCGGCTGGCACCTTGCTTGCCACTTTGACAGTCACCGGCGCATTCGCTACCAGCACCACGGGCGGCGCTATCAACATTAAAGAAACGGTCACGCAGTCCAACG